CTTCAAAACAAGTTGAGCCATGCCAAAATATTGTTTCACAAGGAGTAACATAACCAGGCAACATGCCGCGACGTAACGCGTCTCCATTGCATCAATCTTCTTGAACGAGCGTCGCTCGCCCTTCATAACGGCAAGAAATGGCATAATTGGGATACCGCCTGACCGAAGAATCTCATCATGATTTCGCCACATATCCATCATTTCTTCGAAACGCGGACCTTTTACAAACTTGCCCTGCGTGTCGTAATGCCAGTAATCCTGACGCTTTATTCCATCGACGCTAAAAGGATAACCGCAGCTCGTGGTTGCGGATAGTGCCTCAAGCGGCGTGCCCTCAAGGCCCATCAAGACCTCTACGGGTGTGAGCTGGCGCATTTGTATCCTAGGCGAACTAGATAGGATCTTCCGCACCAACGCGGAGCGTACGGCGTCAAGTATCGGCTGATCAGCGGAATAATCGGGTTCAACGTATCGAGCACGTGCAGCCGCAAATCGCTCTGGGCGCACGTCAGCAACGGCAGTAAGCCGTGGCTGCGGTAGCGGTCCACCCGGCTCAAACTCAACTATGTTGCATTTCGCGAAGGGAAAAGTGGGAGGCTGCTGGTCAAGATTTAGCACAGTGCCAGCGCACTCAGTGGGATCGAAAAACACGTATTTGCCCTGTGTAGCAACGGGTAGAGGAGCAATCTCAGGCCAGGGAATCTGGATACCATCAGACCGTCCTACACCCGCCTCTTTAGCGCCCTGCACCACCTTGGTGTCGCAAATGATGTGGGCGTACCCCAGCCTACCGTTTCCGGCAACGTGGCAACCAACTATCTTGCCGGCGCACGGCCCACCCGTAACAACCACAAGGCGTCCACAATCGCCTTTAACGGTGTCAAGGCGGTATTCCAGAACGCTACGTAACGGATTATCTCTGTCCTTAACGTCCACTTTCATGATACCACAGCCTGTCTCGAATGTTTCGAACGATTCGCGCCCCACTAACGCACCATGGAAGTCTTTCGACGCTGAGAAAAGGAGCGAGGTCGAAGCCTTCTCGGTTATAAGGTGCGCGGTTATATCACGAAACTCACGCATATTGACCTCATGGGTGACTGTAAATAATATCCAGTCCTCATTATCGTCGGCATCATACGCAAGCGGAACCAATTGGCTAAGAAATACTTTAATATTATGTCCGGTCTGATCGACAAGCTCCATAAACCTTTCGCTTTCCGGTATCCCCATATGTTCTGCAGTCGTATCATAATTCAAGTAAAAATGTTTCGGCATCCAACCCACGCGCCCGTAAAGCATAGTGGCATATCCCACTTCTTTAGTTTGCTTAGTCAGATCGAGCACCTTGACCGTCAACATGTTTGCCCGAATGAGGGCAATAACGTCACGTACGGCCCCCGATTGCATTTCTGGCTCATATTGCGAGACATACTTTGCGTCCCTAGCGCCTCTTATCTGTTGGTCGCGTTCCTTAAGCTTCCTAGATAAGCGCGCTCGGGCGTGGTTTGAAACACGTTGGCTGCGTTCATTCGATTGTGAATCGACGTAATCAGAGCCCGCGAATGTTATGAAACACGTGGTCAGAATCCCGATAACTGAGGCAACAAGCAGAGGATGTTCCTTTACCCAAGCAAGAGCGCGTAAAGCAAGCACTCCCATCTTCGAAGCACACGCTCTAAGGATGTCGCACTTGGAAGCTATCCACTCTTTAGCGCTGCCCAAGTCACAGGTAACTGTAAGACCCAACGCCGCCGCGGTTGCTGTGTCAATAGCTCGCTTAGCCGCAGCCTGAGTGCAGGTCCACAATTGGGGGGCTTTAGCTCGAACGCGGGCGACCAAGCGTTTGAGTAAAACGGGATCGTAACATCCCGAGCGTGCCGCCACCCGTCCACGTATATAATCCTCACGTGGATCACCAGTAAGACAATCATCGATATCGGGCTGAACAATCGTATTCGGCTCGGATAAAGGTGTAAGCAAGTCCATAGGAACGCGCTCACCGCCCTGCATGGTGGCAAGCCTTGCGGAGGCTTCACCCAAACTGTCCGTAGAACCCAGGACGAAAGCCTCACGCTGAGCCGCATCAAACGGATCGTCAAGGGGTAGGGCACCAGATTCCAACCAGGCCAGTTCAGCAAGCTCGCTCGCCACCCTACTATCGTACGGTCGCGCGTAACCCTCATATTCGCTCTGGTATTCTACCTCAAGCGGTGGATCAGGTTCAGGAGGAATAGCTCCTGGTATAGTTACGTCCCAATCACGGGTCTTACCGCATTCATGTTGCGTGATATAATCACACAATTCCTGACGACCTAACGCGTGACAAAATCGGATCTCTGACTGGCTGTAATCACCATTCTTCATATCGTCAAGCATGGATTTGCGGAATTCCTCAGAGGCGCGTTCGTTTTCAGCCTTCGCGCGTTCATTCTTAATGCGCATTTCTTCGGCTTTGTCATACTTCTCTATGAGTTCAGATACCGAAAGCTTATTCTTCTCATAACACTCCGTCATCTTGGTATCAGTAGCTACGTGGTACGCTTCTCGTTTACGTCTTAATGACATAATACGCGCTTGCACTTCATAAAATCCAAGGGGCTGAGTCTTCGGTTTAGTGACGAAGCGCATCGTGGAATCTAGTTCCATAGGCGTAAAATCATTGACATCGTCTCTAAAAAACTCTGTATTATCGAGCGAACAACCTTCCTTCAAAGTTACTTCGTAAACGAAGTCAAACCGCTTAGCAACTGCAATCGGAAACTCGAGGGTATCGTTCGCCATTGAGGCCGTATTGGAAGACACGTAAACCACTTCGGCTTTGAATTGGATCTTACCTTTAGATGCCAGGTCTGCCATGGGCACGAAATAAACTTCTTCATTACCGATGCGGATTAATTCAAGCGCCTCATTACGTTCGACACCCTTAACTGGTTTCTCAGCACGATAATCGTCCATCTTAAGTACGCGTAATCGTTGAGAAACACCGGCCCACCACTTTTCATTCGTACGTGTATGTATGAAAGCCCGTTGATTCTTAAGGTACATCGAACGCTCGAGGGGCGTATCTTCCGTCGTAGCCATCATGTAATTATGCGCCATAGCGGAAGTGGCGGTAGTCTTTCCAACACGCGAGTTACCTAGGAATAGAACTAACACAGGTCGTGCCTTAGTATTACCGCCCACGACTAACTGGGAACAAAGATCGACATAAGCCTTATGTAACCTAAGACACATGGTATTAACTATGGAACAAACGCCCTTGTCGTCGCCTCTCGACAACTTCGTGGACATCTCTATACCCTCCGTATAAAGCGTGTACATAAAATCTGCCTGCTCAGTCGTGCGTTCCAATCCGTCAGATTCATTCTTAACTAATATGGTCGAACACTCATCGATCCATCGTCTAGCTACCACTGGTCGGGGTAGCCAAGACAGAAGAGACTCAAATGACACGTAGGCACTTGCCGAATGGCAAAGCTCGATGAAGATATCGAATATAGACGAAAATAGTGTGTCGATTCCCTTAATGGCCGCGGGCAGCGATTTCAGCATCTTGGATACACTTCCAATGGACAGAGAAAAGTCCATAGCTACGAAAATTCCTGTCAGGACACGAGCAATTTTCGATAAAATGTCGACCCCACCTTGTTCAGATGTGGTATTTTCTGCATCGCGTAAAGACATTATTTCACGCAACATTTGTCCATCGAGAATTTCGAAAATCCAACTTGCGCCCGCAAGCGCTGTAGCGGAAATAGCAGCGACGAGCAAAACTTTTATCCAACGAGCTTTCGTATTAAAATAATAATAAATAAGTAGGGACGTCGCAATAGGTAGCAAGACGGGCGACATGGCCGTGAGCAAGGTAATTAGTTTATGCGCCGCGTCAAGCGTAGCGACTCCCATAGACGCGACTTGGTTCGCGGCGCTTATGGCTGGAACCTCATTAGCTATCTTGGCCGCAGTCTGAGGCAGATTCTCAGGCGAGAGATCTCCGCTTGTCAATCTGGCAGAAAGCAGATTAAAGTTTCGAATAGCTGCACTCGCTTCTGCCATAGATGACCCTGGACGGGAGAAAAATTCGCCTAGACCCTGCAGTTCAGCGGGCGTACGATCCGAAACGAGACCCAAACCGCCGAACAAATCGGCGTCGATCAACGCGCGAATACGACGTATCTTTGAAACCATGGAGATAGATTGCGGATCAAACCCTTGAAGGGTCATGATATCAGCATAGACACCACGGAACAGGGTAAGAGCTAACCTAAACGAAGATCTAAAAACAATAAAGGCTAGAGCTTGAGAAACCACTTCCGCACACAGGTTTAATCTATAGGTGGGCGGAGTGATAAAGTACTTCAGTATCATTAAAATTTCTTGGCCGGGGACAACGGCTTTCTTGGCCGCGTGGGTAGCTGTCCTATATCGCATGACAACTACCCGCACGGCAGCGTACAACAGTAAAAGATCGAAAATATTTTTATGGTGTATATAATTTTCCATTTCTTTGGCGTCACAATTCACCACACGCGGGCTCTGAAAAGCCATCCAATCGACAATTCTCCCGTAAGTTAAATCGAGACTAATGGAAGGTGGTACGAAGACGCGGATATGTTCAGTAAAAAGTTGCACCTGCGCCGTAGTATCAGTGTGAAACGACGCAAGAAGTTCATCATCAGAGATAACGTAAAGAAACTCGTCAAGAACTAGGTCCGTACCCATCGGACATTCCGGGTTAGCGCCCCGTAAGGAGGCGCTAGAAGCACAATCGTTAATGGAAGTAGTTGTGTCCATCATGATTGTACTATAAATGTCGTTGTCACCTCCAGCTAAAATACAAACTCTAAGGATCAATTTGAAAATTGCGCATAGTATTAAAACAACCCCGCAGAGTTGAGTCAACCTAAC